GGCTCATTGAGCTTAGGCCTTTTAAGAAACTTAATTTTTGTTCTTCGCCAACTAGGTCTTGGAAATTAGAATCTTCGTCGTCTGTACCAAGCAAGGGCTTGCCTGTTTTTTCATCGTATTGATGATTGATAGCGAGTTCTTGTTCTTCATACTTGTTTCGCACACGAAGTTCCGCCATAGCAATTTTTAATTTCTTAGCAACTGCTTCATGAATCTGTGCGTTAGTTGTTGGATAGGTTACAACTACATCAAATATTGTTGCACCGACGTTTTCTAACTTTGGAAAATCTACTTGTTTTTCTGTAATAGGACTACTTTTGCCAGCCGAACAAGATTCAACATTATAGCAAGCCAATGCTTCTTTGATTTTTGCGGCACAGTCTTTAGGGCAATCGCCTGCAATTTTGATCTTAAATTCGTAGACCTTTTTGCTTTCTGTTAGGTATTCTTTAAATGATTTCATGTTATATCCCAGTACTATATTTATTTCATTTGCTTGAGTTTTTCCAGCAAACTATTGCGGTCTGATATAATAACTCCTTCGCCCTGGATAGTAACGCTGTCGTCGGCGCCGTTAGCATCATTATCTAATTTTTGTTTTTTAAGCTGTAAATCAATCATTTTCAGCTTTTTATCTAGCTTTGCACTTTTAGCTGTGATAGCATGCCCTAGCATACTAGCCGCAACTTCGAACATGCGGGCACTGTAACGTGCTTCTACATTCATGCCTAGATCCATTATATCTTCGTAAGCATCTTTGGCTTTTTGTGCTAGCTCGTCTAATTCGGCATCACCTAGATCGCCCAGCCCTTTTACCATTGGAAGGGCCGCACTGATCTTATCGTATTCGTTAATATCTCGTAGCAAGGGTTCAGGAGCAGACAACTGCTTCTTTTCTTCTTGTTTTATGATCTTTTTGCTTTCGGGCAAATTTAGGATTTCTTCTAATTTTTTAGTCATACATTACTTATCAGCTTTACATTTGGAACAAATCATTTTCGTTTAAGATCCTGAACCGTATTCCTTGTTGTTTGCACCATAAGTTTGCGGCGGCCCACTTAGCTTGATTTTTCACATACTGTGCTTGATTATATTTGTTCTTGCCCACACGTTCTAGAATAGTTTGACTGGCTGGTTTGATTTCTATCAACTCTACTAAAATACGACTTTTAGCATCCACATACTGTATAAAGAAATCTGGAACGTAAATAGTTTGTTTGCCAGTCAGCGGATCCCTGTATGGAATTTGTACAGCTTCGCTAGCCCATTTTTGTACATTATCATTGTTGTCGCAAAATCGCATAAATGTCCATTCCCAGCTACTACGATAAAAAGGAATTTTCGTTCCTATATATTTTTCTGGATGGGCCATGACAAATTTGCCCTTTGCAAATTTATTGGCCATATTAGACTAAGATATTACGACTTTCGTAAGTATTTACAATTGGCGCTACACGATAACCTAATAGGCTAATTTTTTCTCTGTAGCTATTTAATATTTGTGCAACTACTTGACTTAATTGCACATCAGTAAGAGTTTTTAAACTGTTTAATAAATCAAAAACATTAACATTATCTGTTCTTGCTTGATTTAAAATTACAATAGCAGTACTACGTGCGCTTTCAATATCAAAACCTTTTTTTGTAAAGAACGCCACAGTAAGATCGATCTCATTTGCTGGAAAACTTATTTGATTAACAAAATACTTGTCAAAGAATGATTTTGCGTCATTATTAGCAGATACGGTGGGCAAATTACCAGACATTATATATCCTTTATAATTGAACAGGAGTTGCAGTAGTTGTATTGTTAACTACATTATTAAGCGGAAATGTTACACCTTGCAATCCACTAATTGCCGCTGGGTTAGTGTTTGTTGAAGTTAAATTTGCAATGGTGGTATCATTAAGTGGCTTTGTATTTTGATAACCTTGTACAGTATTAACTATATTAGTTAGGTTAGAAATGGCATTGGTAGCATTATATTGTTGTGATACAAATGAAGGACTAGCAGTTGTTCCTGCCGACCCGCCCTGCAACGGGCTAGCAGTTTGATCGTAGTGTGCCTGACCAAAACCTTCAACGGTGCCGTCGTTGACAGATCCCATGTCATATGTTACTGCTTCAAAACTCAAAGCCATAGCAAACTCGTGAACATCATTTTTATTATAGGCAACATTTTGATGATCCCATGATTTAATTACAGGATTAATTAATGTATAACTGATCCACTCATGTCGTGCCATTTGATAAATTTTTATGTAATTAAAAAATGGAGTTGAACTACCATTATCTAATCCGAACGTAGTCTTTATAAAATCACTACTTCTAGTGGCATTTCTATTATATGCGCCAGTCTGGGCGGCACTGGTGCTGTCTGCATAATAGTAGCTATAATAATTTTGCCAAATTTGATTAATAAGGCTCATGTTGTCATCGTGAAATTTAACATTAATATCGCCAAACTTATGACGTGATTGTATAACTTTATGCCTGTTGTATTGATTAACCGTGTCTAACGTGACATTAAATTTAGGCAAGTCTATGCTTTTAACCAGCATGTTAATTTCTTGGCCGTATGTTTGTAACAAAGAAGTATTTTTACAAGCCGCTGAGTTAATATTAAATGCTACATGGAAGGAAAAATTCCATTTAGGAGCTAATCTAAATTGGTCGTCGGCAAACAATCTTGCCGCGTGAGCACGATCTTTTAATGAAATAGTTTGGTCCGGGACCAGTTGATTAGTAGGAGTAAATGCCATACTATTATTTATACGTGCGTTTAATATGGGTAGTTATTGATTAGTCAATAAAAAACCCACCGAAGTGGGTTTTTATATTATGCGCCTAAACTGCCGCCGCCACCTGTAGCATTAAGACCACGAGTTTGTTTAAATCCTTGTGCTCCAAAAGCTAAACCAGGAGTAACTTGTTGTGCATTATCGTATTGTATGCCTAATGTAATCATCATAGCATCTGCACTACTGTACTGCAATGTTTCAAAATTAGTTTCTTGAATATAGCAACCGTACAGTTCCCATGTTTCCATTGCTGGGTTTGTACTGCCTTCAGCACCGTTGGAGCCGTCTAGCATTTCAATACGCATTGTGAATTTGTAATCACCTGCGCTGGCTGCTGAACTTTGCTCAAAGAAATCAAATTGCTTTTGATTTTGCTGACCAACTAGTTTACTAACAGCGTTGGTAACATCGTCACGTAGTTTGATAGTCAGTTTCTGCCATGTTGGCTTGCCGGCATAGTGAATTTTACTGTTGTAAACTTCGATGGTCTTATCTTCAAAACTAACTTGTGGGCGAGCGGCTTCTGCTACTTGCTTGGTTAATTCTGTAGTTGACTTATCTACGCCAAAGTTTTCAAAGCTGATTCTGAAACGATATTTCAACTTGGGCATTAACATGCCCTGTGTTGCTGAACTTTGGTCCGATGCTAGCGGTACTGTAAATCTTGATAATGATGCAATTGACATTTAATGTTCTCCTAATTATACACCGCCAGTAGCTTTAATGCCACCGGTATTTTTTAGACGTAATGGAATGTAGATGAATTCAACAGCTTTCACTGGCTCAATCGCAACATCTAGATACAATTCGCTTCTATCGATTCTTGAAGGTGTGTTATTACTTGTATCGCACACTACTAGATAATCGTACAATGCACGTTGTCCAACTAACTCTAACAATAGCTGTTCAGCCGCTTGTTTAATTTGATTACGTGTAATTGTGTCGTTTGGTTCAAATATGTATGGTTTTGCCAATTGTGTAAACTGACGACGTAAGTACACGACTAAACGTGCTACGTTGATTCTGTCTAAACTACTTGCTGACAATTGACGTGTATACTGACCATAGTTTACTAATCCAATACCTGTTAAGTATGTAATTGGGTTTACATGGATACTAGCAAGCGTATCACGCTGTCCAGTATTCAATGCTGTAGCCACAAACTCTCCAGTCTCTGGACTAACATAACCGACGCTACTTGCATTAGTAATTCCACCACGACGTGTTCCAGCCGGAGCAAACCATGGATAAGAAACATTGTCGCTTAGTGCAATTGTACGTAGCATCATGTGGCTTGGCGGAACAACAATGTTGTTGCCTAACAAATCAGTTGTGTAACCCCATGGATAAAACACACCTAAATACGGATTTGTTGTAATCAAACCATCATCACCATCGTCCACAGCCTTATTGACGTTGTTGCCCCAGTTGCTTAAACTTGTTGCATTTGGTTCTAAACGTGCAGGTGTGTCGCCTACCACAAACGCTGTGTAGCCACGATCGGCATTCAATCCTACCATTTCATTGATTGCTTCTGGATAACCTGGACAAGCAATTAAATTAAACACACGAGATTCTTCATCACGTATTTGTTGATTACCTTGAATTGTTGCGTTAAGCGCGGCCAATACAACTGAACGTACTGCCTTGCGTCCAAAAGAACCCGCGCCGTTAAC